CTGCGAGATCGGTGACCGTGCCCAGGCGGTGGCGGCCTTCAACGTGGCCCTCATCGGTGACGACGGCCAGGTCCTGATCAAGTCCTGGGACGTTGGTCCTCGGCTCTACAACGTGTTGAAGGGGTACGCCAACGACCCCAAGATCGGGCCGCTCTCCAGGGGTTACTTCCTGGTCAGCAAGACCGGCAAGAAGGGCACGGTGCAGCACAACGTGTCCTCGGTCAGCCGCACAGCGCTGCGTGACGACTACGACATCGAGCCGCCCGAGCAGTACGAGTTGGATGCCCTGACCAAGTACACCCCGGAGATCGTGGAGATCCCGCTGCCGAAGGACATCCGGGAGTTGGCCGAGGAACTGGCCGCCGAGTACGACGACTAGAACGTGAGCGTGCACCGCTCGCCTCACGTCATCCTCGATCCCAAGGAGTTGAAGGAGGCTGTCGCTCACTTGGAGCGACAGCCTGAGTTCGTCATCGACGTGGAGACCACATCGCTCCGGGTCAGGGAGAATGCCGTCACCTGGATCGGACTCGGGGCGAGCGGCACACCGTTCCTCATCCCCATCGGCCACCCTCACGGTGTGACCATTACGCCAGAGCGCAAGGTGCAGAAGGAGGCCTGCCAACGCTGGCCGCACCCTGACCCCCGAGGCCAGACCAAGCTGGGCAAGCCGTCGCACCGGATGACGGAGTACATCGAACCGGCCGTGTATGCACCGCCGCCAAGACAGATGTACCCCGACCAGGCGTGCGAGATCATCCGGCCGCTGCTCTACGGAGGCCAGGCCAAGATCGGGCACAACCTCAAGTTCGACCTGATGTCGATGGCCAAGTACTACGACGATGAGATACCGCCCGGTCCGTACCACGACACGCTCATCCTCACCCACTGCCTGGACGAGGATCTCCAGAGCTACGGCATCAAAGACTTGACCGGCGACTGGTTCGAGATCCCGTACAAGCAGCGGCCAGCGTGGTACCCCAACATGGGCAAGGCAGGCATCGAGAAGTTCGGCCTCGATCAGGTCGCCCGATACCTGGCTAAGGACGTGAGATACTGCTGGCTCCGCTTTCGCAAGCTGTTCTCCAAGCTCCGGCAGGACGGCGTGCTCGACACCTACGACTTCGAGATGTCGGTGTACCCCTCGATCATGGCCATGGAGTACGCCGGGTTCCCGGTGGACCTGACCCAGATCGACAGCGTGCGTGCCGACCTGGAGCGAGACATCCATGTGGCCGAGCAGCAGGCGTGGAAGCTGGCCGATGGTCGCTTCAACCTCAGCCAGCCCGAAGCCAAGCGCTGGGTGCTGTTCGGTGAGAACGGCTGGGTCTTGAACAAGAAGACCGGCGAGCGTGAGGGGCGGCCGATGTTCAGCCTCTCTCAACGCAAGCCACTCAAGCCTCAGAACCTGGAGCCGATCAGCCGCACCGAGAAGACCGGTGTCGCCCAGGTAACACAAGAGGTGCTGGAGGTCTACGTCGAGAAGGGCAACCCGATGGCGGTGGTTCTGCTGGAGTGGTCCAGCCTGGAGAAGTTGCGGGGCACCTTCATCGGGATGCCTGACCATGAGATCACGAAGAGGGTCAAGGTCAAGGACGAGAACGACGACTGGGTGTGGGTGGACCAGGTAGAGCCGGTGGCCTCCTCTGGCATCTACAGCCGCATGGTCACCGGCCTCGGCCCGCTGCCCACGGTGCACTCCAGCTTCAAGCAGCACGGTACGAAGACGGGGCGCCTGTCGGCCGAGCAGCCCAACCTCCAGCAGCTACCCCGAGGCTCCACCATCCGCAAGCTGTTCGTGGCCCCGCCCGGCTCGGTACTGATCGTGGCCGACTATGACCAGATCGAGTTGCGTTGCTTGGCCTACGAGGCCCAGGAGCCAGCGATGATCGAGATCTTCCGCCAGCACCGTGACATTCACGCCGAGGCGACGGCGGTGGCGATGCAGATCCTTCTGGAACAGGTCACCTCCGACATGCGCCAGGTCGGCAAGACTCTCAACTTCGCCACTGGCTACGGTGCAGGACCCGAGCGCATCGCCTTCGTGGCTGGCGTGAGCGTGCGTCGAGGCCAGCAGTTCCTCGACCGCTACTACGACGAGTTCAGAGCGCTGGAACCGTGGAAGCGCAAGCTGTTGAAGGAGGCGAGGTACTCCGGCGACAAGCGTGCGCCAGGCGTTCACCCTCCCTACGTCCTGATACCCCCGTTCGGACGCAAGCGCCGCCTTCCCCTGCTCTACCATGACAAGTACGGACTCGTGCGCCGAGCCGAGCGTCAGGCGGTCAACGCCAGGATTCAAGGGTTCGCCTCCTCCATCACCAAGCTGGCGATGCGGGACCTGCTCGAAGAGCTACGGCCATACCCCGCCAACATGTTGGCTCAGGTGCACGACGAGATCGTGGTCCGAGTGGACGAGGACGCTGCCGAAGAGGTCAAGCCGCTGGTTGAGCGGGTGATGAGTGGGGTATGTGAGCCATTCAATGGGACACCCATCCTCGGAGACATACCTCTCCTCGTCTCGGCATCGTCGGGTCACAGTTGGGCGGAAGCAAAGGGTAAGTGATGGGTGCGCAGTATCACATGCTGTGTTACCATCAGTTCACATGGGTGCCGCACTCTGCGACCGACCGATGACTCACGTGGCTGATCTCGCTGACGACTACGCCGAGACCCTCGTCCACGAGCTTGGTCTCCCGGACTCCCTCACCTCTGCGCTCTCCGGTACGCTGCTGTCCTTCCTGTTGGACGCCGTACGGATGGTGCAAGCTCATGAGTGACACGGGTTGGTATCAACGCAAGCTGGCTGCTGTTCGAGGGCATACCCAAGTACCAGCCTTTCGTGGCACACCTGCACCTCAGGCGCCAGCAGGTGCAGCTTTCTCGCCCCAGTTCGTGCCGGTCCCGCAGTACGGCGGCGGCCAGCAGGTCGGCCAGCAGACCGAGAAGGTCACGATCGAGAACATCTACCAGCAGGCGGCCAACTGGCGCCAAGGTCCGGGAGCCAAGTCCAACCCCGACCCCTGCCCGCAGTGCGGGAGCAACCAGTACTTCGCCAACCTCCAGGTCTCGAAGCGTGGGCCGCAGCCTGCTGGTCACTGCTACAACTGCGGCTTCAACGACGGCATGTTCACCCAGGGCATGGCTTCCTCCTGGGGAGCCTGATGTAGGCTCGTCTCTCCTCTGGGAGGCTGCCGTGCCAGAAGTCATCGATGCCCTGATCAAGTCGATCAACGCCAAGGCCAAGGCCCAGGTCCTGGTCCGTGGCTCGGATCTGCGCAACATCACCTACCAGAGAGCGACGACCGGCGCCCTGGCGCTGGATCTGATGCTCGGTGGTGGCTGGCCGCTGAACTGTTGGAACGAGATCATCGGCATGGAGTCGAGTGGCAAGTCGGCCCTCGTCATGAAGACCATCGCCGCCAACCAGGCCACCAACCCCGACTATCACACGCTGTGGGTGGCCTCCGAAGACTTCTTCCCCGACTGGGCCGAGGCGTTGGGCATGGACGTGGACCGCTGCACCTTCGTGATGACCAACGTGATGGAGGATGCCTACGACGCCGTGCTCGCCGTGATGGATGAGCGGGCCGTCGATGCCGTGGTGATCGACTCCTTCCCGGCGCTGATCCCCTCCGACGAGGACGACAAGAGCATGATGGAGTTCACGGTCGGTCGTGGTGCCCTGCTGACCAACAAGTTCATGCGCAAGTCGAGCGCCGCCCAGCGCCGCAGCCTGGTCGAGTACGACCGTCCGGTCCTCGGTCTGTTCGTCAACCAGTGGCGGGATCGCATCGGTGTCATCGGCCACGCTGACCCCCGTATCACACCTGGAGGCAAGGGTAAGAACTACTCCTTCCTCACCCGAGTGGAGGTGGCACGGGAGGAGTGGATCAACAGCGGGGCCAAGCTCAAGGTCGGCCAGAACATCAAGTGCCAGACGATCAAGAACAAGACGGCACCACCTCGGCGCATCGCCAACGTGGACTTCTACTTCGATGACCACAAGGAGTTCACGGCGGGCAGCTACGACTTGGTGAAGCAGATCTCGACGGTGGCCCTGGCCTGTGGTGTGGTCGAGCAGCGTGGTGCCTGGTACTACTTCGCAGGGCGCCGTTGGAACGGTGTGGCCAAGGTCATGGACGCCATCGATGCCGACCCCGAGTTGGCGGCGGCGGTCGATGGTCATGTGCGCCACGTTCTGCTCCACGAACCTTTGCCCGAGGACCCCAAGCCGAAGCGCCGTGTGGCCAGGACCAAGTGAAGCCATGGGAGCAGCAGGAACGCCGGGTCGCCAAGCTGAGGGGCGGTAGGCGTCAGCCTGGCTCAGGTTCCGGTTGGCTCCATCAGAACGACGTGAAGGACGACGAGTACCTGTGGGAGATGAAGGGCACCGAGGGCCGCAAGAGCATCATCGTCAAGCTGGAGGACTGGGAGAAGGTCCGCACCAACGCCATCACCAGCGGCCGAAAGCCTGCTATGCACCTCCAGATCGGCAAGCGTCGCCTCGTCGTGCTCGATGAGGGAGACGAGCGGCTCCAGTGAGCGCCCGAGAGTTCAAGGACAGCGCCCTCAAGCGGCTCAAGGATTCATACAAGGGTTCCAGCGGTATCTTACTGCCCAAGATCGAGCGCCACGTCATGCGCTCGATCGTGGACGACCCCGAGCGTTCGACCGACTACATGCACCCCAGCGACATGTCGCACAAGGACTGGTGCGGACGCCACGACTTCTACCGCATCACCGGCACCGCCCCGGAGAAGGCGTCGAAGGCCAACCCCAGCTTCCGCATGCAGAACGTGTTCGCAGAGGGCCACACCATCCACGCCAAGTACCAGACCTGGCTCTGGGAGATGGGTGTGCTCGTCGGCATGTGGCGCTGCCGGGAGTGCAGCCACCAGTGGTTCGCCAAGTCACCGACCGAGTGCCAGTTCTGCAAGAGCGACCGCATCGGCTACAAGGAGTACCCCCTGCGCCGCAAGACGGTGCAGATCGAGGGCCATGCTGACGGTGCCATAGACGACGGCGACCTCCAGACCCTGATCGAGATCAAGTCCATCGGCATCAGGACCCTGGCCTTCGAGGCGCCCCGGCTCTACAACCAGTACCTCGACGGCAAGACGGCCGAGGAGATCTGGTTCGAGATCAACCGCCCCTTCCCCTCGCACATGCGCCAGGGCCAGTTGTACCTGTGGATGGCGTGGCCGGTGTACGAGCAGATCGTGTTCATCTACGAGTCGAAGTTCCACCAGCAGACCAAGGAGTTCGTGGTCGGCTACAACAAGAGCCTGATCGAGCCGGTGCTGGAGGTGGCACGTGAGGTGACCGAGGCCCTGCGCATCGGTACACCTCCTGGCCGACCGTTGTGGGCCGAGACCCCGGAGAGTACTGTCTGCCATTCGTGCACGTACCGGAGTACATGTTGGAGCTTGACCAGTGGGGCAGCAACGCAAGCGAGTGATCCCTCGGACGCCATCGTCCGAGTACGCCGGGCCAAACCCGGAGACCGAAAGCGTCGCCTTGGGTCAGCCCCCGGAGTTCGAGCTACCTGACCTTCCCCGTGACCTGAC